TCTTCAATGGATTCTATCAAATCCGGTACATTCCAGAATTCAGATATTACTGATCTTATTCAGCAGTTCCCGGAACTTGCTACAGAGACTGATAATCTCCAACAGGGATTACAGAATTTAGCGTTTGATAAAGCAAGTGATGCTATCGGTAAAATCAGAGACTCTGTAAAAGATGTAACTGATCCGAAACAGCTTGCTGCTGCTGATAAATATGTTCAGAGTATTATGGATACTATGGATCTGAGCGGATTTGATATGAGCAATGCTAAGTCTGCAATTCTTGGTAATTTAACAAAGAATTTAGCAGACAAACATATGGCCTCTGTTACAACACCAAACCTTGTAAATCAGTTAATGTCAGAATATGGAAATGATGAAATTGCAGTTCAAGCAATTATGAAATTGTCACTTGATCCATCAATGGCAAATGCTGATCTCGACACTTGGAAATCCAAAATTGAAGATACTAAAGTACAGATTCAGTTGGATACTTCAGCTAAAAATCTGGATAATCTCTCAAAAGAACTAACTCGTCTTCAGACTGATGCTTCCGATCAGCAGACAAGACTGAATAATAAATCTGCTTATAATATGAAAGCTACTGCTTCAGATTATACCAATTTAATCGAAAATGGTGACAAGCAGATTGAGAATCTGAATAACCAGATCCAGGAATATCAGAATAATATCGATGCTTTGAAAAATAGCAAAGGATTATCTCCTCTTTCTGATGAAGATAACGAACAAATTAAGCAGTGGCAAGATCAGATTCAAGCTTCTCAGATGTCTATTGAAAATATGAAGGCTTCTCAGGCCGATTGGATAAAAACAGCATTTAATCTTCCAGTAACTGATATGCAGAACACTGTTACCGCTCTTACATCAGCTATTAGCGAAATGCAGACAGAAACAGGTCTTACATCTGATACTATGGATAGTCTTAGAACACAATTCAGTGATCTAAAAGATGCTCATGTTGATAATGTATTCGATCGCACTGCAAAAGGTTTGAAAATCAACACAGAAAGAATGAAGGATTATCTGGAACAGCAGAATGAATTCATGAATTCTGATTTTGCACAACGGATTCAGGATTATCAGGATCAATTATCAGCAGGTAATAAAGATTATACTCAGCAAGGATTAGAAAATCTTAAAAATCTGCAGGCACAGTATTTTGCTCAGTATCAGGAGGCGGCAAAACAATTCTCTGATTTCCAAGCTATGGTTAATGCCGACAATCTTTCTACTGAAGGCAATGAATATACTACAGCTAAGAGTTATCTGGATAACGCAAAAGATCTGTATGATAAAGGCTTAGTTGGTACTCCTCAGTTTAAAGCAGCTGCAAAATATTTCTCTCAGAATGGTTTTGAAGATGCTGATAATTTCATTGAGAACTACAACAAACTTAAAAATTATTACACTGATGATGCTTCCGGTCCAAAGAGATTTTTAAGCGATCTTGAAGCTAAGGGATTGGCCACTTACAAAACTCTTGAGGATGGAAATCAGCAATGGATGTACTCTTTCACTGATACTCAAGAAGCTGCAGATGCTATGGGTATGAGTCTTGAATCATTCGAATCTATGTTTGGTAGATTGAAAGATTATGGCGATACAAATAATTTTGTATCTTCTCTTGAAGAAGGTGCCCTGAAATCTGAAGAGATTGACGATAAACTCATTGATGCTCAGATTAAAATGGGAAAACTGAAAGCTAGTGGTGCAAATCAATCCGCTCTGGACGATCAACAAGCAGTTATTGACAATTTAATTGCACAAAAAACTGGTATTACTCAGGCTATATCTGATTTCAAAGATGGTACTGTTGATCGTAAGATTCAGGATATCAAGGATGCCAAAGGTTCTATTGACGAATTAAATCAGTACATAAAAGATAATGGTATTGATAAAGATTCTGATTTAGGCAAGAAATATATCGAATCAATTCAGGAACAAGCTAAGAAGACAGGCATTAAATTAACACCTGAATTTGAAGTTGATGAGGCTGCTTATAATGAAATGATCCAGAGTTATGAAGCGAAAGCTAAAGGCTCACAGATCAAACACTTCCAGGATGTCAACGAAGGAATTGAAAGTGGTAATACTGGAGATTACTCTGATTCTGATGTTGAACTGGTTAATAAAATTAAAGATGCTCAGGAACAGAAAAGTGAAGCATTACAGAACGTTATTGATGCTGTTAATTCATTGGATAAAGATCAATGGAATGAAGCAAACCAGATTGAATTAGGCAATGGAGCTTATGAATCTGAAGATCAGGGTATTCGTAATGTTGAAGATGCTCTTCAGGGACTTTCAGATCAATTTGGACTAACAAAAGAACAGGCAACTGCTCTTCTACCGGCTCTTGAAGCTTTAGGTGTTGTTAATATTGATCCTAATGTTGATATGACCGGGCTGGATGAATTGGATCAAGCTACTCAGGACGGAATGGCTTCATTGCGTCAGATGCAAGCAGATGGGGATATTAAACTCTCATTTGATGTGGATAGTAGTATAGAAGGATTATCTGTAGATAAACTACAATCACAAATTGGTGAATTAGAGCATATTAAAGTAAATTTTGACGTAGATTCATCTGAATATAAAGCAATTCAATCTATGATTGATCAACGTGAAATGCAAATGCATGTTCAGATTGCAGTAGATAAAACCGGTGATATTGATAAGTTATTATCTCTTAATGATGAAGAGTTGGCTCAAAAAGCTGAATTGGACGTAGATGTCAATACCGAAGATGGTAAAGCTAAAATCGATGAACTACGTTCAAGTCTTGAATCTTTATCAGGTGATACACCTGCTATATCGGTTAAAATTGACGAAACTCAATTCCAAGCATTGACAAAAGAACAACAAGGCCAAGGAACTGTAACTTTCAAACCAGAACATAGCGAAGTAGATGCTTACCTTGCTGAAGAGAAAAAAAGCGAAGGAAAAGTAAAATGGTCTAATGAGACAGGTTTAGTAGATGTTTATGCTGCTACCGAACATTATTCTCATGGTACTGTTCATTGGGGAAATGATATTTCTGCCGTTCAGACTTCATTCACTGCTACCGGAACTGTTAATTGGATAAATTCAGGTGGACCAAGTGGTGGTTTGAGTAAAGAAGTTCAACTCTCAAGTGGTACGTTCAAAGCTAAGTCTACAGGAAGCGCTTACAATGTTTTAAACATCACACCAGCTCATGCAAGTGGGACAAATGTTGCTATTAAACAAGATCAGCAAGCTCTTGTAAATGAAGTGGGTATCAACGGTCACGCTGAATCAATTGTTCGTGATGGTGTTTGGAGTTTAATTCCTGGCGGTGCTCATATAGAGAACCTGAAAAAGGGCGACATTATATTCTCTACTACTCAAACTGATGCTCTTCTTAAACACGGGGCTATTCAAGGACATGCCAGAGCTTATGCAAGTGGCACTGTTACTTCTCCAGGCGTTATGAAAGCTTATGCTGCTGCTGGTAATACTCCGGGATTCCACTTCCAAGGCGGGGCTGCAACTGTTAAACCTGCCGGATCTGGAAATTCTGGTAACTCCGGTAATTCTGGTCTTCAACATGCAATCGAAGATAATACAGATGCGGTATCAAACAATAGTGATGATACAAGTGACGCGGCTGATGAAGTAAGCGAAGCTCTTCAAAATGTAATCAAGAAGCTGAATGATAATTCTATGGATTGGGTTGAAGTTGCTATAGATCGTCTTGATCGTATAACTTCTAGGTATACAGATCTTGCCGAAAGTGATTATAGTCATTATACAAAAGCTCAAAAGTATTATAATAAAGCTCTTGAAAATACAGATAAAGAAATCAAGGCTGCTAAAGAAAGCATCTCTGTTTATAAAAGGAAGTCCGAAGAAGTTGCAAACAATGGCGAAGTAAGCAAATATCTTACTCCTGCTCTGAAGAAAAAAGTTCAAGATGGCACTATTAATATAGAAACATTGGATGCAAATCAGAAAGCTGCCGTAGAAGCATATAAACAGTGGTACGACAAGTATCTTGATGCCGTTCAAAAATATAGAGATAAGAAAACTCAGGAACTTGATTTAGCTAAATCTAAAGTTGATAATGTTTACGATTCCTATGATCTGATTATCAGTAAGCGTAAAGCTAAAGAGGAATATTATGCAGCTAAAGCTGAAAATCGTATAAAGAGCGGAAAATCTCAAAAAGTCGGTTCGGTATATTGGAAAGATCTTAAAAAACAAGTAAGTTATGCTCAATATCAGAAAGACTGGATGTTAAAAGAAAGAGATAAAGTTCAGCAAAGCATGACAGATTATCTTAATGTGAATGGTCATAACAAAAAAGATAAAGCTTATCAGGAAATGAAGAAAAATCTAACTGATTTGAACACGTCTATTGTTGAGGCTGATACACACATCCAAGAAGCTAAAGCTGCTCTTGAAGAAACCAGAGAAAACTTAAAACAATGGCAAATTGATCGTTGGGAAAGAGCTGGTGATAAGCAGGACGCTTCTCTTAGTTATAAAAAGAATGCTGATGATATTAATTATCAGCTTTCAACCAATGATTATGAAGAACGTTTGAAAACTTATGATAAAATTATTCGCGCTGATGAAGAAAAACGTCAGCTTCTTGCAGAGGAAATTGCAACAAAAACTTGGAGTAATGAAGAGACGCAGAAAAAGATTGAGGAATACGACAACCTCACTGCTTCTATTATTAAATCCAAAGAAGCGATGCGACAATTAGCTCAAGAAGAAATTGATTTTCGATTTAAACCTCTTGATGAAGCGCAGAATAAACTTTCAAATCTTGTATCTGAGCTTCAGACTGCTCAGAAGTTACTTGGTGATACCGAGAGTTTCTATAATGATGATGGAGCCTTCTCTACAAACGGTTTGACCAATATTTTATTAGTTCAAGAACAGATTGACGCCACTAAGGATAAAATAGCAAATTATCGTGAGGGATTAAATAAGCTGGATGAAATGTATAAAAATGGTGCAATTGGTCCAGAATATTATAAGACTAAAACCGATGAAATGCTTAAGAGTTTGCAACAAGAGTCTGCTACTCTTGCTGATCTTAAACAGAACCTTCTTGATATGTATACCACTCAAGTTACTAAAGAGAATGATCTGTTACAGGAGAATATTGAAAAACGTAAAGATGCTCTTTCTGCTAAAGAGAAATATTACGATTATGACAAAACTCTAAAGAAGAAAACTAAAGATATCAATGCATTAAAAGCACAGATTGCTGCACTTGAAGGAACATCAAATGCAGCCTCAAAAGCTCGTCTTGAGAAATTACGTGCGGAACTTGCAGATGCAGAAGACGATATGGCCGATACAATGCATCAGCATGAAGTCGATATGAAAAATACCGGCTATGAGAATTTTTCAGATGAGGCAAATAAGGCGTTAGACAATACTCTTGATGCTGTTAAGAAAAATGCAGCTTTCCAAGAAGCTATTATTGGCAGCATGCTTTCTAATGTAAAAGCAAATTACGACAGCACCTATAAACATCTGGGCGACGTAATGGATCAGTATGGCATGAAAGTTTCTCAAACTTATAGTCAAATGATCACAAAGGCAGCTGACTTTAATACTGCTGCTGTAAATGCAACAAAAGCATGGGAAGGTGTTACAAAAATTGACACCAGTAAGCCTTATGGTGGTTCAACTGCCGGTAACAATGCCTTTAATAATGCAATGAATAATGCAGGATCTTCTCAGACTGCTGGAAGTACAAATATTAAACCTAATACTGATTACACTCTGAAGCTGAGTGATACAGATATTTATCTGACATACAGTCATATCAAGAAACAGCTTAAAGCAACATGGTCACCAAAGAAACCGGAACACTCTGATATTGAGTGGAAAAGTTCTGATGAATCTATTGCGAAAGTTTCTTCTGATGGTACAGTTCGTGGTGTGTCTTCAGGTCTTAATAAGAACGGTTTAATGGCGCGTGATGAGTCTAAAACAAGAAAATGTATCATTACTGCTATTGGCGGTGGTGGTCTTGCTAAAGCTACTTGTACCGTTCATGTAATGCCGGATTCTCATTATGAGAAGATCAAGGATTATGCAGATAAAGCTGGCATTAAAGATACTTCAGGTAATAATCTGAGAGATGCTATGGAATATGCTTATAAAAATGGCGCAAACCATAGCGATCAATCATATACCGCAGTTGAGGGATTTAAGAAAGCATATCTGAAAGATTGGACAAATTCTCTGAGTAATCGTCCAGATGGTGCAACAGACGTTCCTGCCGGAGTGAGTCCTTTAATAGGATATTTTAATGCTAAAGGTAAGAAAGTCGGACCAAAAGAAATGCAACAGCTTGCAGATATTCTTCAGATCAATACTCCGGGTGTTAAGAACTATGATTCTTGGGGATCTACTCTGAAAAATAAAATCCTGAAGGCATATAAATCCTACGGATTCTCTAAAGGTGGTGTTGTACGGAAAGGTATTCCTGCCAGCATACTTGATATAATCGGCGGGGACGCTTTAATACCGCGTGGAGATTCTATGCTGATCGGTGCAAATCCGGGCGAAACTGTTCTGACAAAAGAATTCACAGATCAACTGAAACCTACAGTTGCTACTCTGAATGAATTTAATGCTAGAATGGCGAAACCTATCACTCCTATTCTACCATCATCTTCAAATAATACAAGTATGAATAGCGAGTGCAATATTACAATCAATGTTGATAAAATCAATAGTGAGCAAGATATTAAGAAACTTGCTTATCAAATTGGTGATATTATCACTGAACGTAATAAACGTGACTGGAAAAAAGTTCGCTAATTTAAAAGGGCTGTCTTTAAGACAGCTCTTTTAATATTAAAATATATGAAAGAGGTGAAAAAATGCTACAATTTGAATTTAATGGTCATACTTCTGATGAATATGGATTGATTGTGACTAGAATAGAAGAAAATGATACTCTTGTAAATCGTTCTTTGCAATTAGGAGAAAAGAACAAATATCGACCAAAAGAAAATCAGTTCGGAACATTATATGGTGATAATTATTCATTCAAAATGGGCGTAATGAGAAATCCATGCAGAAACAAAAATGTAGTTCCAGAATTAAAAAATGGAATTTTAAAATACGATTCAACATATACTCCATATTTAGATAATGGAATTTTAAAATTTTCTATGAATTATACAGCTGATATAAAAAATGGAATTATTATTCCAAATGATTCTGATTATTTAACTTCAAATAATATTAGAATCATTAATGCATGGTTAACATCCCCTCAATATCCAAGGCTTCTTAAATTTATTGGAGACGATTATTTTTCAGAAGAAATCGAATTTTTTGCTACAATTACAGAGGTATCTACAGAACATGCATCTCTTCCATATGAACTAACATACACAGTAACTTGTGATAGTCAATGGGGATATACTCCTCTTATTTTATGTAAAACAACTTCCTCTTCTACTCTTCCTAGAGAATATTCTATCCAGAACAATTCTGATTGTTGGGAAGATTATGTATACCCCACAATTAAAGTTTCTCCAAAATCTCATGGGATAATTACTATAAAGAATAAAACCGATAATGATAGAACAATGAAAATTAATGCATTAAAAAGTGATGATTTCTATATAGATTGTAGAAATTTAAAAATTTATGACATCACAAATTCTATTGTATCATTTGAAGACTTAGGCATTGAGAATATAGATGACATTTATTGGCCTCGTCTTGCTTACGGAGAAAATATCTTTGAATTTACAGGTGATGCTACATTTGAAATATCATACAGAGAACCAAGAAAGGTTGGTGCCTTTGCATGAGAATGACTCATAACTATGATGTTTATGGAAATACAGAATCTGCAATCATTTATTTGGCTAAACCTGGGAAACGATTCTTTTGTGCATTAGGCGGAATTGATACTTCTACTGTTTCTGTTACGCTAAGAACTAATAATACTGCAGAATTAACTTTCACAGTTGATAAATATGTAGATGGCGTAGAATCTCAGGGATATGAAGAACTTGATGAAATGATGGAATTGTATTGTGACGGAATCTGGTATAAAATTATGGATCCTCCAACAGAGACAAATGACGGAACACAATGCACAAAGGATATTACCGCCGAATCATATGAAATCTCTCTTACCCAGTATAAATTGAAAAATTTTAAAATTAATATGGGCGAAGAAGATTCTTATGAAATGATGTACCAAAAAAATCATGACACAAGTAAATTTTATCAAATTAAATTTTATAATCCAGAGAATGAAGATTTAAGTTTTCTGCATATTGTGCTGAAGCATGCAGATGTACCTGGATGGAAGATCGGATATGTAGATAACATCACTCCGGATGATGATAAGGTATTACTTCCGAATGAAATTTGTAATTTCGATGTGGACGATCAAAATGTATATGCGTTTTTCACCCAAACTGCTGCTCCTGCATATAAATGTGTTTTTGAATTTGATACCGAAAATTTATTAATTAATGTATATAAGCCGGATAGTTTAGGTAAAGATACAAATGTAGTACTTGGTTTTCGTAATATTCAAGATAGCGTAACAATATCAAGAGACGACAGTTTGGTAACACAATTTTATGTTGATGGACTTGACGATTACAATATCGATCTTGCAAATTTTGGAAACTCTGTAATTACAGATTGTTCTCATTTTTGTCGTGAACCATATATGAA